CAGGAACTGGGCCGAGGTAAGGCGTGGTCGGTTGGTCAAGGTTGCCATTGCGGTACTTCTGGTTTGAGAAATGAATTTGCAAATGCGTTAATACACATGAGCCATGTAAGTCGGACCGAATCCAGCCCAAGCGGAAAAGATTCTGAAGGTTTTCCAGAATCTTTCCCCAGGTGCAGCGCTGTGTTGCGATCAGCAGTCGCGACATGTTTCCCAGGCCCGTTTGCTGCCGTAGCAGATCTGGCCACCTTCGACGATGTAGACGATGTTCTCGTCGGCGACATCTTGGTCGTCGTCGGCTTCGTCATCGTCTTTCGTATCGTTCATCTCTTGGCCCGAGGTGACTCCGCAAATGCGGTTCTCAAAGGGCCAGTTCTGTTGGGTCATCAATCGGACCTCTGCGTCACCGCCATGTTCTTCGCGGTAGTCGTTGAGGATTTCGATCAAGGTGTCGAGGTTCATGCTCTTGTCTCCGTTGAGGTGAATGAAAAATCGTTTTCCGATAACACACATGAGCCATGCGGTTCGAACCGCATCAAGCCGATTCCATCAGCTTTTTTTCATGTTTTCCTGGGTTTTCTCGAAGGCCCAACGATGCCCGACGTTTGCGTCTGTTGCGTTCGTTCCGAGCTTGGGGCGTTAGACGGATATGCAATAGAGAACGCGGCTGTGGGCAAGTGTGGCGACCAAACGAGAGAACGCCGCGCATCCGTTCGCGGCGTCCGTGGCATCCCCGTGTTGTGTGGTTTAGAGGATCTTTCCAAGGCGGCTGTTGTTCATTGCGTCCAAGGCTTGGACTGCGTTGAAGTGTTCGGTGAGCAGCGGGCCAGCGCTGGGTATCTGTTGTGCGTCGGCGATCTCGAGGGCTTCTGCCAATGTCCGCAATCCAACGATCGCGTTGTAGTAGGCTTCGCGAATCTCTTGGGCTTGGTGCGCATCCATCGCCTTGAAGATCTTGCGAAGGGTTGCGTCGGTCGCTGCGTGTGGGTTGTTTGCGTTGGTCATGTTTGTATCTCCGTTTTGGAAAAAGGTTTGAATCGTTTACGCAATGACACACATGAGCCATGCAATAGGCGAAAGCTCAAGTCAAGCCTGCGAGAATCTGGAAAACATTCAGCAGCTTTCTTTCCGGTGCGTCGGTTGTTACAGAAGTTCGCGTATTGGGAGGTTGAATATGTTCGCCCTCTAATAACTATCTATGCAAAAGAGGTCGAACGAGGTCCCAAAAAATTACGAGACAAACTCGACGATGGCGCTATGGAAGAACGCCGCGTATCCATTCGCGGCGCTCTACATGGTTGTGGTCTAGGCCGCGCGGTCATATTTTCGAGCGAGGTCCAGGAGTTTGGTTTTGATCATCTTCCATTCCGGTTTGGTTTCGCCGGCGATCTCTCCGTAGACCTTATCGCGAAGGGCACCCTTGTACCAACCTTTGGTCCATCCGAGTCGGTAGAACAATCGGTTGAGTTCGGTTTCGCCAAGGCCGGCACCAGGGCGATCCCAGCAACTCTTAGTTCCTTCCTTCTTGATGTAATCCCATTCGCTGCATCGTTTGGTGTTGAGGGCGAGTTCCACCAAACCCAAAACCATCATCAGGTATCCGACCACCTTGGTCTTATTGAGCGTTCCGCCGAAGGCTCGGAACTCGATTCGGTTCTTGCCGCGGGTCAGGTGGGTGAGGTTCAGCAGGTGGTAGCGATCCGATTCGCATCGGCTCTTGGCGTTGTCTTTGTTTCCGTATTGTTTGATTCGCTTAGCGTACATCATCTGTTCGCGTTTGCGTGTTCCGGTCGAGGCATAGATCGCTCGCTCGTGGTTGCCGACCAAGGAAATCAATCTTGCCAGGGCGGCTGCATCGCCGTTCCAAGAAACGGTTATGTGCAAACCACAACTCGAATTCACTCGGCCGCCTCGAGCGTTGATCTGGTCGATTGCGTTCTCGATCTGCCGTACGCCTTCAGCCCCTTTGAGTATTGGGCTTACAAACTCGCATCCTTTGCGAGAGGTGTTTTCGGGTCGGATACTTCCGTCGCGTTCTGCTTTCCATCCGGTTGGCAGCCAAGATACTTGGTATCCGCTGTGGTAGGGTCCGATCGGTGTGTTGTCGGTGCTTGGGAGGGTGGTTTCGAATTCAATTCCGAAGGCGATATCGTTTGCGTTCATCGTTCTGTTCCTTTGTGGTTCGAGGTGTGTCGGCGCCAGCGTTTTCGGCGTCGCGATGACACACATGAGCCATGCGTTTCGAGGAACATCCAGCCGATTCTCGCATGTTTTTCCAGTAATTGTGCATGTTTCCAGAGAGGCCACCGGTGCCCCAACATTACGCCACCGGCGCGTCCAAACATGCTCCGCATAACGAGGCGAACATGCGATCAAAACGCGACAGTGCGCAAACGGTGGCCCCACGTTTCGAGATGCCAAACCATGGAGGAATACGATGAGTGAAGGAAACAACCAGGTCGATCCGACAAGGCTTTCGGTAGAGCAAGCGGCGAAACTACTTTCAGCCGCTTACCGAGAACGCATCGATCCGGAGAAGATCCGACTAGACCTACAAAACGGTGCGCCGGTGAACGTTGATGGAACAATCAACCTCGTGCACTACAGCGCATGGCAAGCAAAGGAGATGGGACGTGGCGAGTGATCCAAGGAAACTAAAACCAAGCGAGCTATGCCGACTGCTCAACTCGACGCCACTGGGCGAGGTGATCAGCGAACGACAACTCTATCGGCATCGTCAACGCGCCGGCGCACGCATCGGCGACAACAAGACCGTTGACTTGCTTCGCTATTGTGCATGGATGCATGTCGAACGACATACGCCTCGTGCGACAAACGGTGTCGATCCATACGATGCGATGAAACAGAGAGCGCGTGCACGTAACGCAGCACTTGCGCTTGCCGGACGCGACATTGGTGAACTACCTGAGGTTGATAATCCAGATCGCAAAGATCGCGCGTCGCGTGACTTCCGATACTTTTGCGAGACCTACTTTCCGCTCACGTTTCATCTCGCCTGGTCGCCGGACCATATCAAGGTAATCAATAAAATTGAGCAAGCGGTTGTACACGGAGGGTTGTTCGCACTCGCGATGGCTCGAGGTAGCGGGAAAAGCTCGATTGCTGAAGTCGCTTGTATCTGGGCCGTACTTTATGGGCATCGCAACTTCGTATGTTTGATCGGCAGCGATGAAGGGCATGCGTGTGATATGCTCGATTCGATCAAAACCGAACTCGACAGCAACGAGCTGCTCCTAGCCGACTTCCCAGAGGTTTGCTTTCCGATCCAAGCCCTCGATGGAATCTCGAATCGCGCCAATGGTCAGCTCTACAAAGGCAAACGCACGCAGATCGGATGGACCGCAAAAGAAGTCGTACTGCCAACAATCGAGGGTAGCAGCGCCAGCGGAGCGATCATAAAGGTCGCCGGCCTCACCGGTCGCATCCGAGGCATGAAGTTTAAACGTCCCGATGGCAGAACAGTACGTCCAAGTCTCGTGGTACTCGATGACCCGCAAACGGATGAGAGTGCTCGTTCGCTTTCGCAGTGCGCGAATCGCGAAAGCATACTCGCGGGCGCAGTGCTTGGTTTAGCTGGTCCTGGCAAGAAGATCTCTGGCATCATGCCCTGCACTGTGATTCACCCGGGTGATATGGCCGATAACATCCTCGATCGCAACCGCCATCCGGAGTGGAATGGCGAGCGCACCAAAATGGTCTACGCATTCCCCAAGAATGAAGCTCTATGGGAACGCTATGCCGAGATCCGCGCCGAAGGGATGCGTGGCGGTGATGGAGGAGAAGCGGCCACCGAGTTCTATCGTCAGAACCAAGCTGCGATGGATGATGGGGCTGTCGTCGCTTGGCAGGAGCGGTTTAACTACGACGAACTCTCGGCGATTCAGCACGCGATGAATCTCAAGCTGCAAGACGAAGCAGCGTTCTTCGCCGAATACCAGAACCAACCTTTGCCAGCGGAGACTGTTGTCGATGGGATGCTCAAGCCCGAAGAGGTGTCGAATAAGATCAACCGCATGGATCGCGGCCTGGTCTCCATCGGCGCGAATCATCTCACTGCATTCATCGACGTCCAGCAGAAGTTGCTCTTCTATGTGGTCGCAGCATGGGAGGACGATTTCACCGGATATGTGATTGACTACGGTTGTTTCCCCGACCAGGTGCGTCCGTATTTCACGCTGCGCGAGGCTCGCCAGACGCTGAGCTCCGAAGCGACGGGAACCGGACTCGAGGGATCGATCTACGCCGGCCTCGAATCGCTAACTTCAAAACTGCTCGATCGCGAGTGGCAACGAGACGATGGGGCTGCAATGCGAATCGGTCGCTGTTTGATCGACGCCAACTGGGGACAATCGACGGATGTGGTCTACCAATTCTGCCGGCAGTCCAAGCACGCCGCTGTGATCATTCCCAGCCACGGTCGGTTCGTCGGCGCATCGAGTTTGCCATTCAGCGAGTATCGTCGCCGGCCAGGTGATCGCGTAGGGCTCAACTGGCGTATCCCCAACGTCCATGGCAAACGAGCCATACGACATGTGGTCTACGATACCAACTGGTGGAAGTCTTTTATCAATGCTCGCCTGCGTGTGAACATGGGCGATCGCGGTTGCCTCTCGCTCTTTGGCACAAACGCAGAAACGCATCGTATGTTCGCCGAGCATTTGACCTCAGAGTACTTCATCAAGACCGAGGCCCGCGGTCGGAGCGTTGATGAATGGAAGCAGCGACCGGAGCAACCGGACAACCACTGGTTCGACTGCCTTGTGGGTTCCGCAGTTGCGGCATCGATGCAAGGAGCAATTTTATTTGGAATTGATTCAACACGCGAAATAGCCCCAAAACGCTTGAGTTTTAAGGACATCCAGCAGAACCGACGCAAATAATTTTGGGACGTCGTTCGGACAAATTGCATAGTTAGTACTGGAAGAGGCAATCGAGTTTCTTTTTCACTCGAAGAGGGTTTCCAGATGTCAGATAACTTGCAAGAAACGATTCGCGAGAGTGCGAAAGCACCTGCAAAGGCATCGGGAGATGCTGGTAGTGTCGAGCAGCATAAGCTGACCGAGCAGATCGCTGCTGACAAGTATCTGTCGTCCAAGGCAGCCGCCTCTAAGCCGAAGCGTGGCCTTCGATTTAACAAGCTCGTGCCACCGGGTGCGGACTAATCGGTTCGCAACTGATTGAGCTTGTTTCTATAGACAGGGGTGTCGGGTTTTACAACAGGGATGGATACACGGATGTTCAAGTTGTTGTCAGGGATTCTGAGCAAGGGAAGCGGTCGCAATGATCGATCGCTTGTCCGTGGACGCTCGGCCCGACACCCCTTTTCGCTGGCGAGATTGCTGGGGCGCTACGACGCTGCGACCACCACGATAGACAACGTTCGCCACTGGGCGGTCGCTGACGGACTATCGGCCAGCGCGGCCAATAGCCCCGAAGTGCGTCGTACGCTACGCAATCGTTCGCGATACGAGATCGCTAACAATTCTTATGCTCGCGGTATCTCGCTTACTCTGGCCAACGACTGTGTTGGTACCGGTCCTCGACTGCAGATGCTGACTACGGATGCGTTTGCCAACCGTTTTGTGGAGCAAGAATTCTATGCTTGGACTGATGCAACTGGCCTAGCAGAGAAGCTACGCACGATGCGGATTGCTCGCGTTTCAGATGGTGAAACTTTTGGTTTGCTGACCAGTAACCCAAGAGTCGACTCTCCAGTTCAACTCGATTTGAAGCTAGTCGAAGCCGAACAAGTCACCTCGCCCATCTTGGCACTCGACAGCTATCGCTACCTCGATGGCATCCGATTCGATGAGCATGGAAATCCAATCTCATACGATGTGCTCCGAGAACATCCAGGCGATGACACATTCTCGCTGACTGAGAACTACGACACCATCGATGCCAGTTCGATTCTTCACTACTTCCGCAGCGATCGGCCTGGGCAGATCCGTGGTATTCCCGACATCACGCCCGCGCTGCCACTGTTTGCACAACTACGACGATTCACACTTACCGTTTTAGCCGCTGCCGAAACGGCCGCTGACTTCGCTGGGATTCTCTACACCGATGCGCCAGCAGGTGGCGAAGCTGACGCTGC